CGTTGTGTGGATTGCCAGAATCTTCTCGAACAACGACAACGGAGGCGCTGATGCAGATTGTGATCTCGTGGGAAGTGGTGAGCACGGCCGTCACGATTCTGATCGCGATGTTCGGCTTGTTGTTCGGTGCTATCAAATGGCTGCTTGGTCGTTATATCGGGGCCATCGAGATGCAAGTCGGTGTAATGGTCAAGCAGATTGCCGACCAGGCTGGCGACATCACGCGGCTCGATAAAGAAATACTGAAGCTGCGCGGCGAGATCGCCCGCGATTACTACACCCGCGAGGACCATATCCGTTACGAGACACTATTCCACGCCAAGATGGATGCCGTTGGAGCGAAAGTCGAAAACCTGATCCTAAGGAGCGCGAATGCCGCAGCCAATAAATATTGAGAAGCAACGACGCGAACAGTTGCGCTGGCTCATCATGACGGCGCTCGACGCCGCGCGGCCGATCGGCGCGAACGAGCAGCTGATCCTGTCCGTGGTGCGCGAGTTGATCGCGGACCTCACGCCGCGCGAACTGCGCCGCGAACTCGATTACCTCGAGGAGCGCGGCCTGATCAAGCTGGCGCACAAGGACAGCCCGACCTGGCTGGCGGAGCTGACGCGCGACGGCATCGACGTCGTCGAGTACACCTGCGATTGCGATCCCGGCATCGCGCGCCCGCCAAAATACTGGTGACGTCATGTACGGGCCAACAAAAGGAGACCTTATTTTTTTGGCGTTGCTCGTCGCCGTCGCAGCCATCGGCGCATGGGAGCTGATTTCCTGGCTCGCGCGTCATATTTCGTTCTCCTGGAGCTGAGATGCCAGCGCCCTCGAAGATCGATCTTTTGCCGGACGCAATCCGCGCCGAGCTGAACCGGCGGCTGCTCGCGCGCGCCTTCTCCGATTACGAGGCGCTCGCCGCCTGGCTCGCGGAGCAGGGCTTCCAGCTCGGCAAATCCACCGTGCACCGCTACGGGCAGAAGCTCGAACGCAAGCTCGACGCGATCCGCGCCTCGACCGAGGCCGCGCGCACGATCGCCGAGGCCGCGCCGGATGACGCGGATCTGCGCAGCGCGGCGGTGATGAGCCTGGTGCAGACCGAGATCTTCGAGGTGCTGGTCAACCTGCAGGAAGCCTCGGACGAAGACGTCGACCAGGTCACGCGCGTCAAGCTCCTGTCGCACGCGGCCAAGAACATCGCGACACTTTCGCGCGCAAGCGTGAACCAGAAGAAATGGCAGATCGAGATGCGCGACCGCGCGCGCGACGTGGCCGAGGAAGTGAAGAGCAACGCCCGCGCCGCCGGCATGAGCGAGGAGACCGCCGAGCTGTGGCGCAAGAAGATTCTCGGAATCGCAAGTTAAGGGAATTACATATTTCACACCCTCAACCGAGGGATAACTAAAGGAGAAGCAAAATGCACTACAAGAACGGCCGCGAGGCCAAGAATGGCGATAAGGTAGTTCTGTTTCCGTCCTACGGGTCGCCCATCGTCGGGATTCTCTACGACGCGCAGGCAGGTAACGATACCTGCAACGGCAAGATCGCGCTGGTCAAACCGAACGATCCGTGCCCGAACCTTCAGGAATGCCTGCATCTGAATGATGTGCTGAATGCGCTGCCGGCAGAAGTCCCGGACAGCTCAAAAAGCGAGTGAGGGAGACAAGGATATAAATCCCCAAGTTAACCAATGACCGAAGCCGCGCCTCCCGTTCTCCTCCCATACCAGCAAGCCTGGGTCGCTGACAACGCCGATGTAAAAGTCTGCGAGAAATCCCGCCGCGTCGGTCTCTCATGGGGCGAGGCGGAAGACTCGGCCGAGTCTGCCGGCCGGAGCAAGGACGCCGGCGGCATGGACACCTGGTACATCGGCTACAACAAGGACATGGCGCAGGAGTTCATCCGCGACGTCGCCTTCTGGGCGCGCGCGATGAACCAGGCGTGCGGCGAGATCGGCGAGGAGATTCTCAAGGACCAGGACAAGGACATCCTCACCTTCGTGATCAAGTTCGCCTCGGGCTTTCGTGTCACGGCGCTCTCGTCGCGCCCCTCGAACCTGCGCGGCAAGCAGGGGCGCGTGATCATCGACGAGGCCGCGTTCCACGAGAATCTGCCCGGCCTGCTCAAGGCCGCAATGGCGCTGCTGATGTGGGGCGGCAAGGTGCGCGTGATCTCCACGCACAACGGCGAGACCAATGCCTTCAACGAACTCGTGCTCGATATCCGCGCCGGCAAGGTGCCGTACAGCCTGCATCGCATCGAGTTTAAAGAGGCGATTAAACAGGGTCTTTACAAGCGCATTTGTCTCGCGACGAAAAAGCCCTGGAGCCCGACGGCCGAGGTCGCGTGGGTGAAGTCGATGTACGACTACTACCGCGATGACGCGCCGGAAGAGCTGGACGTGATCCCCTCGAGCGGCAGCGGCGTGTACCTCACGCGCGCGCTCATCGAGGGCGTCATGCGCGCCGATATCCCGGTCGTGAGCCTGGCGATGCCATCGAGCTTCGCCGAGCAGCCGACGCATATCCGCGAGGCCGAAATCCGCGATTGGTGCGAGCGCGAGCTGCTGCCGCTGCTCGAACGGCTCGACCCGCTCCGGCGCAGCTACCTGGGCGAGGACTTCGCGCGCAGCGGCGACCTCACGGTGCTGTGGCCGGCGCAGGAAACGCTGGCGCTCGGCCTCGACACGCCCTTCGTCGTGGAGCTGCGCAACATTCCCTTCGAGCAGCAGAAGCAAATCGTCTACTACATCATCGATCGGCTCCCGCGTTTCGCCGCCGGCGCGTTCGACGCGCGCGGCAACGGTCAGTATCTCGCGGAAGTGGCGATGCAGAAATACGGCGCCGCACGCATCGCGCAGGTGATGCTCTCGATCGAGTGGTACCGCGAGCACATGCCTCGCTTCAAGGCCGCCATCGAGGACAAGACCATCAACGCGCCGCGCGACGCCAACATCCTGGCCGACCTGCGCGCGGTGAAAATGGAGAAGGGCATCGCCAAGGTGCCCGACAACGCGCGCACGCGCGGCGCCGACGGCCAGGAGCGCCACGGCGACAGCGCGATCGCCTGCGCGCTCATGATCTACGCGGCGAAGGCGATGGAAGGTTACGAGATTGAATTCCAATCCACCGGCGCACGGCGTCTGGGCCACACGGCGGATCTCGGTGAGGGGCCACGGCGCGTCGCCGATGTCGGCTTCGGCGTCGTGCGCGGTGGCAATGATTTTGGAGGGTTTTAAATGGCGAAATACCTGCAATTAAAGAGCGGTTTGGTGGTGCCCGATACGCTGGTGTACGCCGAGGCAAGCGCGCGGCCGGAGCTGCGCGAGATCGCGACCACACGCGACGGGCGCGACATCACGCGCGGCTACGTCTCGCCCTTCGAGCTGCTGCAACCGCAGGACTCGGTGTTGCGGCTGCGCGGCCAGGGCAACTACGAGATCTACCGCGAGGTGCTGCGCGACGACCAGGTGAAGGCGGTGTTCGAGCAGCGCCGGCTCGCGATCACCTCGCGCGAGTGGGAAGTGATCCCCGGCGGCGACAAGCGCATGGACAAGAAAGCGGCCGAGTCGCTGGAGGAGCAGCTCAACAATATCAAGTGGGATAGCGTCACGGACAAAATGCTCTACGGCGTGTTTTACGGTTACGCGGTCGCGGAACTGCTGTACGCGCGCGACGGCGCCGAGGTGGTGCTCGACCAGGCGCGCGTGCGCGATCGCCGCCGCTTCGGCTTCGACGGCGAGGGCGGGCTGCGGCTGCTGACGATGAGCAGCCCGAACCCCGGTGAGCCGGTGCCGCCGCGCAAGTTCTGGTCGTTCGCCACCGGTGCCGACCACGACGACGAGCCCTACGGACTCGGTCTCGCGCACTGGCTCTACTGGCCGGTGTTCTTCAAGCGCGGCGGAATAAAATTCTGGCTCATCTTCCTGGAGAAGTTCGGACAGCCCACGAGCAAGGGCACGTATCCGGGGAACGCCACGCCGGAGGAAAAGAGCCGGCTGCTCTCCGCGCTGGAAGCGATCTCCACCGACGCCGGCGTGATCGTGCCCGAAGGCATGGCGATCGATCTGATCGAGGCCGCGCGCTCCGGCACCGCGGATTACACCGCGTTGTTCGATCGCATGAACGCGATGATCGCCAAGGTCGTGCTCGGGCAGACGCTCACGTCCGAAGCCGTCGGCGGGCAGTACAAGGCCGAGGTGCAGATGGACGTGCGCCAGGACCTGGTGAAGGCCGACGCGGATCTGATCTGCGAGAGTTTCAACCGCACGGTGGCGCGCTGGCTCACCGACTGGAACTATCCGGGCGCGGCTTATCCGAAAGTGTTCCGCCGCATCGACGACGAGCCCGATCTCAAGCCGCAGGCCGAACGCGATGAGATCATCGCACGCATGGGCTACAAGCCGTCGCTCAAGTACATCACCGACACCTACGGCGGCGAGTGGACCGAGAGCCAACGGCCGGCCCCGGCGCCGTTCGGCCCGGCCTTCGCCGAGCCCGCGATCCCCGACAACCAGGTGGATCGTCTCGACCAGGAAGCCGGCCCGGTGCTGGACAAAATGATTGAACAGATTCGCGGTGTCGTGGAGCAGGCGACCTCGCTGGAGGATCTGCGCGACCGGTTACTCAAAGTTTTTCCCGATCTCGATGCCGCCGAGTTCGGACGCACGCTGCAGCGCGCGCTGACCGCGGCCGAGCTGGCGGGCCGGTTCGACATCATGGGAAAATTGCGTTAAAGCCTTAAATCATGTGGCTTTTGACGAAAAACGCACCAAACCGCCTCAGAGCCTCCAGGAGCGTGGATCGGTTTTTATCGCGGAATAGGGGCATTTCAAAAAAGATCGCAAAATCTAAGAGGGACTTAAGAGGGTGCAATCGGCACTCCCGTGGCGGTCCGGACCCCCGTTTTGCGGCCGGGCCACTCCCGACGAGGGCGGTCTGATGGCCATCCGCTACGGTTCGTTGCCCTTCGAAGAGCAGATTCTGTTCTTCCGCCGCAAGCTGCAGCTGCCGACGCGCGCCTGGACCGACATCTACGC